GTGACTTTATACTTGAAAAAACTCAAGAAGCACCATCAGAAGAGAAGATAAATGCTATTGTCAGCAACTATGGAGATAATACAGACGCTTTAATAAATGATTTATTTATGGAGTTTAAAGGAGAAGCTCCCGCTCCCGACCAACTTAATCAAATAAAAAGCACTTATCTTTCTGATCAACCTGTAAAAAAAAAAGACGAATCTATTTCAGAAGTGGAAGTTATGGATTCAGAATTACCTGGAGGGGAACAGATTATTTCATCGGAATCTTCAGAAGTAGTTCAAGAAACATCTACACCTAATCCATCTCAAAGTGTAACACCTCAGCCGTTGTAGAAGAACAAGACCCACCTAAAATACCACCTGCACCTGAGCGAGTTGGTTCTATATATGTAAATGAAAACACAGGTGAAATTTCTCCTAATCCTTTCGCTCCAGGGCAACAACCATCTACCCATTTAATGAGAGCTGAACAACTAGAAGATGGCTCATGGGTTGCATTTCCTAGTTTATTTCAAGATGCTAATGGGCAGTGGATAAACATGAGTAATGAAGATGACTGGACTAAAACATATGAAAGAGCAAAGTTATCTAATGAAGTTATAGAGTTTGGGGATGATAAAGAAAGTGCTATAGCTTATGGAAAAGGGTCTTGGAAAACAGCAGGAACCGAAGAAGAGAAACCAAAGCCACGTACGAATGAAGAGATACTAGCTGAAATGAAAGCGGATGGTTATTCGCAAGAGCAAATAAATGCTTACGAAGTTTTACTTGAAGGTATGGACCCGATGGGTGAAAAGCCAACTGCTTTAGAGTATATGTATGGAAAAAATATGTTCACTGACTTAGTTAGTGATATATGGAGAAGTGGTGCTCAAGGTTGGTATCAAGGGAATAGTGTTCCTGAAGCTATGAATATGATTTGGGAAGGTAGTGGGATTTCAGACGAAGACTTACAAGCATACATAGACGCAGTACAAAAGTCGGAAGCCCCTCCATCTAGAGAGATGCAGGATTTCATGAAAACTTACAAAGAAGAAGGTGGGGGCGTATTTGGTTGGTTAAAAGGAGTTTATGAAAACCCTAGTGTCCTTCCTCAAGTATTTACTTCTTCCACTACAAGTTGGCTTAGTACGGTTTTAGACCCTAAAGTAGCAGCAGCTACAGGGACTACAGCATTAGGAACAGGACTTGCAGGTGCAGCAGCAGGGGGACCATTAGCCCCTGTAACCTTTACAGGAGGAGCCATTGCAGGTGGGATTGGAATGTCCACAGCCATTATGGAAACAGGATTAACTTTCACCGAATTATTAAAAGAAGAGTTAGGAGATAAACCTTTTACTAGAGAAAATATAAGAGTAATCTTAAATGACCCTGAGAAATTTAACAGTCTAAGATATAGAGCCGCAGCTAGAGGTGGTACAATAGGAGTAATAAGTGGTATATCAGGAAACTTAGCTACAGGAGCAGCTAGAAATGTAGCTGTAAAAACAGGAAAGCCTTTGTTAGCAGTTGGATCTTCAGCTGCAATTGAAAGTGGCAGTGGTGCATTTAGTGAAGTGGCGGGAAGAGCTGCGGCAGGTCAAGAGCAAGATGTCGCTGAAACTATGTTTGAGGCAACAGGTAATCTACCTGGAACGGCTGTAACAGCACCCTTTGGTTTATCTCAAGCTAACAAAATAATTAAAGCTCAACAGCCATCATACACAATTGGTAATCAGAAAGTAAGTAGACAATTTATGGAAGGGGTTATACGCGATATGACTTTAGAAGATGCTGAAGTTTCTAATACTAAATTAATCGTGGAAAATGACCCTGAACTAAAAGCTCAGTTGGATGAGAAAATGCAGTTCTTAGAAAACGAAAAAAATGTAAGAGGACCATACAGTGCCGCTGACAGAAGTAAAATAGCTGCTTTAACCACAGAACTAGATAACACTCCCGATGTTATAGGTAATGAAGTAAGAAGAAGTGAAATTCAAAATGAAATTAAATCCATACAAGAAAAGTATGTGGTATCAGACGCTGAGGTAGACGCTGAGATAGCTAGAATGATTGAGGATAGAGAAAAAACTTCAGACGTAACAACAACAGAAGAAAGAGAGATTGTAAGAAAAAAACTTCAACAACAAAAGAATGCTCAAAACCAAATGGATGTTAGTGAGACTGAAACGACAGTTGATGAATTTGGTAATGTTACAGAAACAGAAACTTTAGATATTCAGGTGACTGATGACTTTGTTTTAGAGAAATTAAATGAAGATGGTATTGCCAATCCTACTGATGAGCAGATAGAAACTAAGAGGCAAGAATTAATTGAAGAAGCAAAACAGATGGCTGAACAACAGTCAGAAACTGAGACAGGAACAGAAGCTGAGGTAGTAACAGAAGATAGAGTAGTAGGTTCTGATCCAAATTTAGTTAGTGAACAAACAACAACCGAAGAAACAACAACCCCACAAACACAAGAAGATGCCATTCAAGAGTCAAGCACAGAGGGCGTATCTGTACAAGAATCACCCGGAGATAGCCAAACGGTGGTCGAAGGAGTATCCGAATCAGAAGTCACTCCCCAAGAAACTACGCAAGAAGAAGTCGAAGCTGAAGTCACGCAAGAAGAAAAAGTAGATGATAAAAAACCTAGAACATCTAAAGTAGATGAAGGTCCTAAACGAAGTTATCAGATAGATAAAGATTTAGATGATATTATTTCTACAGAAAAAGATGACTTTAAAGGAGAAGGAAAAGTAGAAAAGGACAGAACAAGAAAAGGTCCAATGACTTTACTTGAAAGAGAAGAACAGAAAAAGCAACAAAGACAATCGTTACGAGATAAGTTAAAAGAAAAAGGATATAAAGACAGACAGATTGACTTAGCCATAGCTCGTAAAGACAGACAAGCTTTGCAAGAGTTAAAAAACTTAAAAAAAGATTTACAAGAGCAGGGTAAAGCACAGAAAAAATACACTGTAAAAGCTACAAAAGAATTTAAACAAACGCTAAGAGATATTATAAATGGTATGGCTGGTGAGAAAAATATTAAGTTCACCAAAGGTCAATTAAATAAGATTTTAGATGCAGCCACAGGAACTGAGATGCAAGGTTTAGACGTAGATGCAGCTATAGATAAAGCCATTGTAGAAGTAGAAAAGTCAGTTAGAAAAGCTTACATCACAGACATCAATAGCAAAATGAAGAAAGATGCGGTGCAGTTTTCTAACAAGAAAGGTAAAAACAGAGGTAAAATAGATGTAGAGCAAAGAAGATTATGGAATGATTACCTTAATACATATAGTAAAGAGGATATAAACAACATGACTATCGATGAGCTTCAAGCCTTAGATGAGGAGTTAAACACCATTATAGAAGGAGGAAAAGCAAACTTAGATAACATAAAGAAGCTGAAGTTTTACGAAAGTTCACGTACTAAAGGTAATATAGAAGAGGGATTATATCGTAATGAAAAGGCTACAGTAATGGATACTGAAAGTCAAACAAGACAGTTTTTAAAACAAAACCAAAACAATTTTGTGATTATCGATGGGCAAGAAATAAACGGTGTTACTGCTTTTGATAATTACATGAATGCTAATAAAGGAAAAGGATTTACAGCTAAAGGTTATACTGCTCCAACCAGTGAACAAGTAAACTATAAAAGAAGTAAGTTAGATAAGGCAGGTAGTTTTATTAGAAAAACCGCAAAAGATTGGCAGACTATAGATAGATTAACAGAAAAACTAAAAAGAAGAGGAGGTCCAAGAGTAAGAAAAGCTATAGATAAGTTAACGAACACTACATTAGACTCAGAAGTAGATAGAATAAATGGAGAAGCTTACATGGCTCGTAAAATGGAAGAATACGTTAATAAAGCAGGTGTAGGTCCTAGAAAATTAAATCAGAAATCTAATGTGGATTATGCAGGGAAGAAATTAACCAATAATGAGGTGGCTTACATGTACGCCATGCAAAGAATTAACGGTAAACAATCTCTGATAAATACAGGAGTAAATCCATCTCAAGTAGATGCGTATATTGAAGCTAACCCTGAGTTAAAACAATTAGCTGAAGACTTAGCAGCTTTTATGAAAGAAGAAGCAGTTCCTCGTTATAGAAGCACATACGAACAATTGACAGGTTTACCTTTTGAAGATAGCGAGTTTTATATTTCCACATTAAGAGAAGGTACGGACGATGTTTCAATGACTAATCAACTTATAGACCAAGAGGGTAATTACACAGGTAAAAGCATAATGGCTGATTACATGAAACCTAAGACAGACAACAACAATGCACTAAAAATTAGAGGTATAACTAATGTTGTTTCTGATTATGTTGCTCAAATGGAAAGAACCATGGCTTATCTTCCAGCTGCTGAATTGTATGGTAATACTTTTAGCAAGAACACTGTAGGACAAATGGGTAATATTTTAGGAACAGGCGGTCCACAAGATGTAAATACTATAATGCAAACATATGATGAAGCTATTTTAGGTAAAAGAAGAAGTGGCCCATCAGACCCTTGGACTAAGTATGTAATGAGTCCTTTCGTAATAAAAACATTAGCTTTAAATCCTAGATTACTTAGGGGTCAAGCTTTATCTGGAACACACTTTTATGCTTTAGCGACTACTAATCCTGAGTATGGTGTAAGTACTAAAGATGTAATAAAAGCATTTGGTGATATGTTCAGCCCTAAAAGAGAAATAACAAATGAGCAAAAAGGAGAGGATGTTTTCTTTTTACAAAAGTTTGTAACTGAACCAGTGTGGAAAGACAGATGGAACAGAATTGGAATCGACCCTACTTTACAAAAGTATCAAAACAAAGATGGTACTAAAGTAGGTCAGGTATATAATAACCTAGTAGACATAGCTATGATGGGGCTAAAGACAGGTGATATGATGGGTGCTTGGGGCGGTCTTCCTGTAGCTAAAGCAATGTATAACAATTATCGAGCGGCTGGAATGGAGCCTAACGCAGCTTACGATAAAGCGTTTAAAAATTACTACAAGTTAGTTACTAAATATCAGCAAACCACTAACGCTCTTTATAAACCAGGGTATTCGTCTAAAGGTTATGGTCAAATATTAGCTCCTTATACATCAGCTCTTAATGCTAATGCTAATGAACTTAGTGTAACTATTCAAAAGTTTAGAGATCCTGAATTATATAAAATAAACAATCTAGCAGACGCTAAACCTCTTTATAATAATCTAATGAGATTAGCATACTTAGCAGGTCCAGCAGTAGGATTATTTAATTTAGTACAAGGTGATTATTTTGAAGAAGGGGAAGAATTAAAAAATAGGATGAATGCTGTGCCTGAAGCTACTGATAAAAGACAAATAGAAAAAGACAGGTTATATGGTTTAGGAGCTAACACAGCTCAGTCTTTAATAGGTGGTTACGGTCCAGCTGCTGCTCCTCTTAATTATACGTTGAATTGGGCTAGAGGTAGGCCGGATGCGTTTTCTCAACCTTTCATAATGTCAGAATACCAAAACTTTACAAACGCAGTGGCTCCATTATTAGAGTATTTCGGAGGTAGGGAATGGGAAGAGTTATCTGAATCAGAGCAAAAGAAAATAATTAGATTAGGCGGAAGATTTATGAAGTTTCCAGATGAATTGGGGACCTTATTTAAAAATGAAATTACACTAGGAGACTTTATGCAAGGAAGAGGCCCTAGCTACGGCTATGAAAACAAGCTAGGAAGATACGATAAAGACGCGATTAGAAATTGGGCTTTTGGTTTTGATGAAATATACGCTCCTGAATCTAAGGGGGAAAGTGAGTTTGATTCGCCTAGTGAATTTAGGAAATCACAGTTTAATCAGTAATGACTTTCAATGTGACATCTTGAACACAAGACCTGACACTTGTTTATTTCATTCATAATATTATCAGTGGAGAATCCGCTATTAGCCATGTCACTGACAGCTCGGAACTTGTCTCCGTTATGGTGGTGAAACTCAAGGGCTTGCGTCTTAAATGAATCATGCGTGGCTTTTGAGTAACCACATTTTTCACATTTTAATGTGGCTTTATAGTCTGCTAACCACTTACGATTATGATATCTGCGATGCAATTTATTAGCTTGATAGCAAGGTTGGCATTTATGTCTTCGATAGTTTATTCCGTTCTTCGTGCCTGCGGTTGGGAACTCGCTTAAAGGCTTTACCTTCCCACACTCTTTACACTTTCTCTTGTTCACACTCATCAAGTCTGAATAGAAACGCTTACCTCTTTTAGCTTTTTAATAAGGGAGTCTATCTTACATTGGGTAGTTTTATACTCCTCATCAATTAACGATTCATAGATGTCATCCGTCAGGTCATTTATCTCCTTCATTACGAAGTTAACGTGATTAACCTGGTGGAAATAAACCCCTGACTTTTTCATTTTTGAATCTGAACTAGGGACTTTACATTAACCTTAAACATACCTACTTTATTTTCTTTATCATACGAAACAATCGCATAGTTAGGAGTTAAAGTCTTAATGTAAACCCTTTTTCCATTATGGGTTAGTCTTCTTTTCATTAAGTCATAATCTATTCCTTCTTCAAAAGTAAACATATTTTTCTAATTTTAGGTTAATTATTTTTTAATCTTGCTTGAACAATCGATAATCATTGTATGCATCTATCTCATTTTTAGATAGTTCCTCCCACTTATATGAAGGAATACTCGCGTAATCATCTTCTTTGTTGTGGTAAGCTTCAGACTTTCCATACCATAAAGCAGGTATTTTCTTATAGTTCTCTGGACTCCATTTAGTAAAATATCTTCGAACAGCTGAATAAGGAATATTCAACTCATTAGAAATCACAGTTATGGGTTTTCCTTTTAGTAGAAGTAATAATATTTTGTTTCGGTCTTCTTCTGTTAAATTATACTTAAAGCCTCTCATAATATTTCTCTTATTGGTTTTTCAGTAAGTTCTAATTTTCTTCCATCTAACATTAAATCTAAATAACGATCAGATGAGATGTGTTCGTAGTGGTCAACAATGTAAGAATTATCTTTGTCAATTTCAAAATATAACTCAATAAATATTGCTTTTCCGTTTTTATGGAATACATGACCCAAGCTAGTGTCGTGCTCTATGTCATTGTTAAATCTTTCCATTAGATATATAACATCATTCCAATCAACATCTATGGTATCTCTTTCCATATTGTCAATAAAATCAAATGTTATCATTATCTGTTTTGCGTCCATTGTATATTTCTGTGTTAACTCCATGTTCTCTTAGTTCTTTAAGTCGATACTCCTGCAATTTTGACAGCTTACCTTTAGGTGTTTTTATTTCTGAAAACAGAACGTCTGCACCTGGTGGTATAGCTATTAAATCCGGAATACCGTTTTTGTTAGTTTTAATTAATTTGATTACGTAATATCCTTCTGCCTCTAGTTCCTTGATTCTCTTGGTTTGGATTTGCTGTTCGGTCATTACCTTGCTTTCTACAAAGTTAAGACATTATTTGTTTTCCCTATTATTTTATCAAGCACTTCGATGCGTTCTCGGATTCTTTCATTTAAAACAGCAGTCTCTGAGTGACCGTGTTCATTGTTACGGAGGATACGTTTTAACTCCATAATATTATTATACATACAAGAATGCAATATAAATATATCGTCTTCTGTTAATTCAATTGTAGGCATAGTCTTTTTTAAAGTGTTTTAAGGTATAATCTTTTTTGTTATTGACTGCTTTATATATTTTCTTTTCAATACCATTCTTACTAAATATCCAATAGATTTTATTATGTGTTCTGTCTTTAGTTGTCATGCGATCACGACTCTGCCAATAACTAGTAGCACTAAAATCTATGTTGTAATATACTAAATACTTAGCTTTTCTCAAAGATATTCCCTCTCTTCCACTTACTATTTGTAAAGCAATGTTCTTATCTGTGTTGTTAAACTCTTCTAAATCTGTAGTGAGATTATCTCCAAACACTTCCTTCAAAGCTTTTAATTCAGCCTGGAACTTATAGAAAATCCCTATCTTATTACCCTTGAATCTTTTCTTGATAAACTCCACTTTACTGTAATCAAAGACAGCCACTTCTTTAGATTCAAATATCACTGTACCTGAATACATCTGATGTAGCTTCTGCATTAACTTTACACCTGTGTCTGCTAAGACTACATCTCCAGTATCTTTTCTTTCAATAACTCGGTGCTTCTGCAAGTAATCACATCTTCTGTAAGTTAAGTCATCCATATCTACATATAGAATCTCCTCATCAATAACCGACTTGAACCCAGCTTCGCTTTGAGTAAAAGATATAGTATATGGCTTCATAGCTTCTATTACTTCATTCTTTCGAGTGTAAGAATAATCTGTAGCTACTCTATGCCCATACTGAACTTGCTTTTTGTTTACATAATCATCAGCCCACCTATAAAAGTTTTTGTACTGCACAAACGGATTGTCTTTACAACCATACACTTGGTGGTACATTTGAGAAAAACTTTCTGGGGTTGGTGTACCTGACATCAGTATTAGCTTTGAATTCCAGGTTTTTAAATCAGCTGCTAATCTTTTAGCCCTAGATGATGGCTTGGGAAAAGCACCTAACGAGTGAGCTTCATCAGCTATAATCAATTGAGGTGCAAAAAACAAATCCACTTTGTGAGCACTTTCATAGTTTATTACCTTTAACTCAAAGTCAGGATTTAGCATTTTGTAGTCATGCTCAATACTTGATATTGCTTTTTTCTTAGTAAGGAATAATACTCTATCTACACCAATCTTTTCACATATACCTAGCGAAGTTAAGGTCTTTCCTGTCCTCACTTCCATAGCTAAGTATAGCATTCCATATTTATTTATAATCTCAGAACCTTCATCGATTATGTCTCGTTGATATTTTCTAAACTCCATTTTTGTAATTTTTTGTCTCGTCTCCATTCTTTTAAAAGTAAGTCACATTTTTCATACTCCTCGTCTTCTTCGTAGTGTTCTATTAACAACGTAAATAAATCATTACTAACATCGAGGTCTGGATACCCTTGCATTGGATTAAATAACAACATAGGTATCTCACTGTAATCTAAAATGTCTTCTACGGTTTTCTGTTTACTAAGCACTTGATATGTATTATCTAAAATTGTTTCTAGATTTTCATAAAAATAAGATTCGCTTAGTTCCATAATTGCTTCTGTGTTTCAGGTTTTTTAAATACAAAGTATATGCCAGTTTTATCTCTACCCTCTTCCACTTCTTTTTTTTTTTTTTTTTTACCTGCAATCCTCATCCATTTATTCCATTTGCTGTGGGATAACTTATTGAAGTCAGGGTTTTGTAAAACAAATTCAATCCTAATCGAGTTGCTATTCAGCTTAATATCGTAAGGAAATAATTCTTTGTTTTCAGTTACAAAGTTAACAAATTCACGACAAGTAGCCTGCTCAAATTTTCTGTTATGTAAGTTCTTGAACGGAGCTGCTAGCAGTCCATGCTCTAAATAAAACTGTAAACAAGTGACCATAAAGTTGTCAAACCTACACCACTCGTCTTCATCCCAATCCGAAAAGAATAATCTACCAAACTCATCTAAAGGAGTAAACTCTTTTGAGTAATGAGCAAAGAACTCTAACTCCCATTTACGTCTAGCAAATGAATTTCCTGTACCTCTGATGGCATAGTTTGTAGTAATAATTACTTTAGGTGATTTATCAAACGGTATCTTTATTGCGTCTTTGTTTTTCTTCTCTAATGTTATACCTTCTGTAATTACACTAAACAATCTTTCAAATTCAAAGTTCTTTTTTACATCATCAAACGTAAGCAGCTGTGTATCTACCGATACTAATTGATACGCAAAAGAACGCTCAAAGTAAAATCCTTTACCATCAATAGTTACGTTTCTTTTTATCTGAGACAAGCCCTGGACAAATAATCCTTTCCCTGTTCCACCTTCAGGATCCTCCGATATAACTTCATCATTTATAATAACAGCTGGACAGTACCCTGCATTCTTATAACCATGAAGTAAAAATCCTATGGTAGTTTGAAGAGACGTAATTCGAACATCTTTATTGTTGCATATATTATTTATAAACTTTGAATAATCACATTCAGTGTCATCACATAAATGAAACTTTCTATCTATGATTTGATTCTTCCATACGAAACCATCTAAGTTATCGTATTCTATCATATCTAAATCATCTTTAGTAATCTTCAAAGCAATGTTGCTATAGTATAAATATGCTACGTCTCGGCTCTCCTCCATAAAGTGGATGTCTTTATAACTAAGCAGTGATAAGAAATCTTCTTTAAAATACTTTGTACGTTCAGCAAAGAAGTTGTATATCGACATATCTTCTAACTCTAACAAGTAATCTAAAATAAAATCCTTTATCTTATCATCGTTTGTCCAATCAATAATGTTTGATTTAATCCTAATGAATATGTAATTGTCGCTGCCGTCTGGAGTAAACTTATAAAACCCGTGAGTCTCTAAAAACTCTTTGAACTTAAATGGTATTATACTGACTACTCCCCTGTCCGACTTTACCCAGAAGTCTGAGCCTCCTAAATTCTCTTCTTCGTTCTTTATAACTTGGTCGATCAATACGCCCTCGAAGCCTCGACCTTTCAGCTGAGAGCGGATTTCTTTTTTTGGCACACCAGTTTTTAATTGTTTCTTTACGTGGTCTCTAGTGTCAACGTCCTCAAAGAATCTTGTATTAAAGTTCTCTACTTTGTTATACGCACTGTCTACAGTAGTATTTAACTCACGAGCCGAGAATGAACCGCCAATGTAATCTAACATTATAGAATAAGCATCAGCTTTGTGAATTCCAAAATCATTGAATGCAGATGCGAGAATAAACAAATTATTATTTCGTTGTCCCTCAACCATACCATATTTTGTTTCCCACCACTTCTTCAATCTCTTGACTACATCCTCTTGGTCTGTAACAACAAATGTTGGTGATGATGATTTATATTCTAATGGTTCAGGAGTTTCTACATTCAGGCTTTCGTATATTTCACTGGTTTTATTTACGTGCAGCTTAGAATCGTATGACTCATAACATACTCGTGATATGTTCTTACAAGTAGAATCAAACTCTTCCATCTTGTAATAATCCTGTAGAGATAAAAAGTATTGCGTGTGGTTTACAATGTCTTCAGGTATTTTTACTAATACTTTTAGACCATTGCCACTTGGTGAAGTAAACACCGCATATGAATACTTGTCTTTAATTAGTTTAGTTCTAGCATCTTCTAAATCTTTTTTAGTTTTGAAACCATCGAAGTCCAAACAAATCAAGCCACTGTGCTTTAATATTGACTTATCGTTTCGGTTTGAAAACTCTCCGCTAAAACATATAGCTGGTAAGGATTGCTTTATGAAATTTCTTTTTTCTTTATCTTTTTCGTCTCGTACTTTTAATATTA